CTTCGCGTCTGGCGTGGTTGCGCGGTCAATCTGCGGGCGGACCGGAGTCGGGGCGCGAACCCCTCCTCCTTGAATACTGCCCCGGAGGGCGGATGCGGGCCGAACCCGCTGCTCTGGACTCGGCTGTACACGAACCCGCTGTGACTCGGGGGCCATGAATTGAAAACGATGCTGTGGCATTCTATACCCTCACGTTGGCTGCCCAGCCCTCACCCGAATACGAGGTGGTGCCGGTGGATCGGAACCCCTCGGCTACCTGCTGGGTGAGCTGAGGGTTCTGTGTTACAGTCTGGAGTGCTGTTGACAGCAGGCCGCCGCTGGCGGGGCCTTGCAAGTTCTGGATACGCGGCACCTTGGGGATGAACTGGTCTACTTGAAGATCAAGCTGGTCGAAGATTACCGAGGTGTCAAGCTGCGCGTAGGCGTCTGCCTGGGTGTTGGTCAGCAGCCGCATGGCGTCGTACGTCATGTCGCCCTGGGCCTCCTCTAGGGCGGACTGCCTGCGTGCTCCAGTCATGCGAAGGGTTGCGTTCATAACCTCCCGGCTACCCCCTCCTACACCGGCTGCCGATGCGCTTGCGGCCAGGGCGCCCATATCATAAGCGGTGTCTAGTCTATCCTCCAGGGCGCCCGTGCTGGCGTCCTTTATGGCGCGGAACAGGTTGGTCTGAATCTGCTCCTGTTCCCGGCCACTAGTGCGTAGGGTTTGTCTATCACCTAGCCCTATCCGGAACCTGTTTAGGGAGCCGCTGACTGCGGACAGCTCGTTGTTAGCCTCCCTGACCGTGTTGCTCGCATAGACATTGGCCGCCGATAGCTTGTTCTCAAGCTTGTTGGCCCTAAGCTCCTCAAGGTTGGCGGCATCAATGGCTTTGTTGTTGTTCTTTACCTGCTTCTCTTTGGCCTTCTGCTGTGCGTAGTTCCCAAGGAACTGCACGCCCATCATTGCTAGTTGGGGCCACATAGTTAGCGCCTCCTGTTGAATGTCTGGATCGTCCATTCAACCGTTGCTATGTTGAGGGGCGTCCACGTCTTTGATCTTACTTGAAGCCGGTGCTCACGCACCTCTTTGCCCACATAGGCTGATATCCTGCGGTCGGTTACTGGCACCTTGCCGAGCACAGACAGCGGGTCGTTGATCCTGAACCCGGCGTCATCTAGGACTCTGTGCTGGAACCCCTGCTCCCCTCGGTCCGCCCGTGTGATTTCGATACCGGCTGACATAGCCAGGGTTATCCCAAGGCTGGTCAATACGGTACGCCCACCTAGAAGCGGGGCATCGTTGCGGTCGCGGGGGTACGGCGGAGTAGGCTCGTAGTACGAGTCAAACAGCACGCCTACCCGCACGTCCTCTGGGGACACACCGGACAAGGACAGCACGTCGTCCACCTCGTCAAGAGGCTTGCCGAACAGGCTTCGCTGGTGTGTGTACGGGAGCACCGCAGCCCGCACGTCGATATCCAGTGGCTCCCCTGCTCCCTCTACGTCGGGGTACAGGGCGCGGCTATCAAGGTACGGTTCGTTGTCAAGGCCGGAGTCTCGACTGAACTCGTCTGCCACGATGTGCCAGCCGTCCAGGCATTCTCGAAGGGTCAGTACCACGAACCCCTCGTCGGAGGTGGACATGGCCACCAAGTCTCCCAGGCTGGCATCCCACTCCCAGCGGCTCCACGAGTCGAACAGCCGCTGCTGCTGGCCGGGCGAGTCTAGGAACGAGAATACATAGAACCCCCTACTGTTCTCCGCCGAGGAGAGCAGCACCATGTTTGGCTGCGAGCTTGCGACGATCTGACGGGGCCGGCCCTCGATGTACTTAGTTACCTGTTGTGTCACAGAGAATGAGTCGAACGAGTCAGCGAATGCTCCGACCTGCATCTGGTGCAGCTTGGTAACGCCGCCCTGGAACTGCGAGTAGAACAGCAGCCCGCCTAGGGCCTGGGGCTGGGCGTCGCTGGCGGACTCTGTTGCGGCCTGTACCGACACTATAGCGTTGGTCGGGGTTATTGCGTCCCTCCCGCTGATAGCGTAGTGCAGGGAATCCCCAATTAGGATCAGGTTCCTGTCTATCAGGGAGCCGCCTCGTATAATGTCGGACTCTGCACCAAGGGCGTATACTTCTACGGGATCGTCTGGGTCAACACGCAACACAGACTTGCGAAACCAATTGAAGTAATCCCCAGGCACGGACATAAACACGTTGGCGCCAGAGCAGATTACCAGCCTGTCTTGGAACACAGTCATGTAGCTGATGGCCCGATAGAAGAAGTCCGGACTCGGGTTAGAGTCGTCGTCACCGGACGATCTGCCTATGATATCTGGCACGTCCAGTCCGTGCCCGTTGGGTAGGTGTGCGTCCAGGGCTGCCGGGGTGTGGGCTACGTACAGAGTCCCGTTAAACTCTACTCCGATCAGGAATGCGTCTTGGGCTGAGGACGATACCCCGGCGGCCTCTTTCCACACCACATCTTGGAACGCGCTACCTCCTGGCTCTTTCTTGAACGCCTTTACGTAGAAGGTGTCGTCATCGCTTACCTCAACTGCGATCACTGTTCCGGCCACGTGCTTCTTTGTCAGTTCGTTTAGGGAAGAAACCTTGCGGTGCGCTACCCTAAGGAACTCCCCGTTGCCTCCGTCGTCGCCTGTCAGAACGTGTGGGTCGGGGAGGTTGGATAGCCGAAGGTGCGAGCCTTGCCTAGAAACTGACAGCCCCGTCCCTTGGAGGAGAATAAGTAGCTGGTTAGCTATGTTCTCTGGTTGGATGGCTTCTTGCGCATCTGCGATGTACTGGTTTACGGCGGTGTTGTAGTTGTTGACCCTATCGTTTACCTTCTTCTGGTACTGTGGGTCATCGTACGCGATATCACTGGTAGTCAGTACTCCGCTGTAGTACGACTCCGGGGTAGTGTAAGACACCGATATCGACCCGTATGTTATCGTGTACGTCCGAGAGTACGCCCCACCCCTTACCCAGATTACCCCATTAGATGATGAACTCTCAACTAAATCAGTACTGGTTGGATTAGGTAAGTGCCCTTGTATGGACAGTAAGATGTAACTACCCACGGAGACAGCCGAGCTGATCCCCTGCTTAACCAAGTCGGACGCTGTGCTGTTAAGGCTGACGGGAAACAACTCCTGCTGTTCCCTGTCGAACATCATAAGGCGCGGGATGGTGGCCGTGGGGGATGCGGCGGTGCAGTAGTACACCGAGTAGTCAACCCCGGTGGCAGCCATAGTGTACTCGCGGAACCACTTGAGAAGGCCGTAGCTGGCTGCATCAGGAGGAGAGGCTAGCGCCTGTTTGTCGAGGAACACTGAGCCACGGCGCCTAGCCAGCCCACGGATGGGATCGCTGATGAAATTTACTTGCTCATAATGCTGGCCGGACAGTCGCTCGTGGGGCACCTGCTCACTCACGCCCCGAACTAGGCTCGTGTACGCCCCTTTAAGTTTCGACATTAGAACCTCCTAAGTCCCCTGGTGTAGCCCGTGGTCACTCGCATACGGGCACGGCGCCCGCCTACCCCGCCCTGGGACAGCATGTTAGGCTGAACGAAGCGGGTGTGCTCGGCGTTGCAGGCGCGGTACGTTTGTTGGAAATCAATCTGAACCTGCTGAACACGAAGCTCATCGGCATCGTACGACTCCACGAACCGAACCGTGGTAGCCGCCCGTACCAAATCCTGAGCCACCCAGGGCAGGTCTAGGAACGGGATAAGGCGGATGATCGACACGTCTACCGGGGTATCGAACAGAATGGACTGTGAGTCCAGGTTGTACAGACGGCGGCCTCGCTCAGAGTACCGCTGTTGGCGGTCTGATGGGTCAACCGAGAGGAAGTCAGCAGGCAGCGCGATATGTCCGGTAGTTGAGTCCGGCTGGAGTGTAACCACCTCTCGGTTGAACCACCACCCCTGCGCCTGCACGCGTGAGTTTGCCGCACGCAGCAGCTTGAGGGCGCCTGCCACGAGAGGATGATCTTGCTGTATTGAATTGAGGGGCGTTTCCCCTAGCGTAGCAAGGCAATCGTTTATAACGTCCAACTCGCGTAATCGCATGTCGGCCTCCTAAAGCAAAAAATCCCCAGCCAGCGCATGGCCGACCGGGGGAAGGGAGAACTGTTACGGCAGCAGGATAGCGCCTGCGTACTCGGGACGGTTCGGGGTGACGCTGTAGGACAGGTGGCTGTCCACGAACCAAGACTTGAACAGCTTGTCGTAGAACACGTCGGATTCGAGCGGGATAGTCTCACCAGCCAGCAGGGCACGCGGAGAGAATACGAGGCCAACGATGTTGGAGAAGTCGCCGTCAAACGCGGTGCCGAGGTTGTGACCAGAGATAACAGCCTGCGGGATGTTGTTGGTGCTCATCACCGGAACGCCGAATGCGGACAGAACCTTGGTCTGGACTGAGTTGCCTTCGGCAGTGATGTACTCGCCGTTGATCAGCTGCTCAGACTGGAGCAGGGTGTAGTACTGCTCGGGGGTTGCGAAGATGACCAGATCGTCAGCGATGGGATCAACGTCCTTATTCTCAAACCCGGTGAACAGCTCGGCATAGGCGCGGTACAGCTTAGCCGGATCAAGGCGATCCGCAGCGGAGGTGAAGGTAAAGGTGTTGCCGCCCTCGTGGCCAGAAGAGCCATACGGAGAAGTAGCAAGCTGGGCTGCCTTGGCTGCCTGGATGAAGAACGACTGGTCCTTGAACTTGGCGATCTTCTTGCCGTGCTCGGTGGCGATCTCCTTACGTGCATCGAAGTTAGTCTGGAATACGTCGAGCAGCGGGAGCGCGTTACGAGCGTAGATCACAGTGTCGATGGTCAGAGAGAGCTTGGAGAAGTCGGTGCTAGCAGCAGCCGGGGCTTCGCCGGGAGTGACTTTGCCGAGGGTAGCTTCACCAACTGCATAGTTGCTCACGGTGGCGGTGCCCTTCACGGGGCGGACCGGCAGCCAGGACTCGGTGGCGGACCGGCGGGCGATGGTGCCCTCGACCTGTCCGGTGAACTCCTCGATTACGAGGGCAAGCGGATCACCCTGGGAGTTCTGCTGGTTGGGTTGGGTAAGGTTCCAAGTACCTGAAACGGGCATAGTGTGCTTCCTTTACTGGTTGTGGGGTGGCGGGCCAGACAGGCCCACCTGGATAATCTTCTTTATAGAGTAGCAATAAGGTCAGGCTGCCCAACACTAGCGAGCGCGGCGCTGTGCCAGTTGCCGGTACTCGGGAGTTTTTTGATAACCCTCGCCTACCTTGCGATACAGCCGCTCCGCCTCCTTGGCGAACTCGACGCGGCTAATGGGGCCGCTTGGCGCCGAGGCAGCCGGGGTAGCTGCTGCCGGGGCTGCTGACTTGCCCTCGAACTCAGTACCCTGGGTATTGCGGTACGAGCTTACGAGGAACTGCGCGGCGATCTTGGCGCTGATTCCGCCCTTCTGGAGCAGGGCGTTGATCTCCTCTTTCTCCTCCGGTTCGGCGTTGTCCTTGGCCCACGTGACAACCTCTTCCCACTGGTCCTCCCCGCCAGCAATCTCGATCAGGGCCTTGCCAGTCTCCGCTAGGTTGCTTTGCTCCTCCTCCTGGTACTTCTCAAAGCTGCGCTGCGCAAGGGCGATGATCTTGTCGGCGCCAACGGCACCCTTCTTGAGCAGTTCTACCTCAAGCTGGGCGAAGTCACCGGACAGGGCTGCCTTTACTGCGGGGTTGTCGTGGTCGAGGCCCTGCTCACCGATGTAGCTAAGCACGTAGTCTAGCGTAGCATCCCCGGTCTTTTCGTACTCAATCGGCTCCGGCGTTTCCTCGGGTTCCGGGGCTGGCTCGGGTTTCTGAGCCGGCGCGGGAGCTGGTGCAGGGGCTGGCGCAGCGGGTGCGCCGCCGCCCTCTTCGCCTTCGGGGCTAGCTTCGGCTTGATACGGACCACGGTTGAATCGGATCATTGCTGAATCTCTCCTGTTGCTTCTGCTTGTTGAGCCGCCAGCGCTTGCTGACGTGCTTGTCTGGATTGTGTTACTTGGTCCTCTGTGTTGACGTACTCGTCAGCGTCGAGGTGCCTGTTCGCGGCGAGGCCACGCAAGATCGGACCGACCTTCAGCCAGTCACTTACCTCGGGAGGGAGACTGGTGATGTTGGCCACGTCTTGGATGAACAACTGAATGCGCTCCAGCTCGGCAGCCCGGCTAAGGGCGTCGAAGCCAGTGATAACCAGCGGCTCGATCTGAGTTCCTTCAATCTTTACTTCGGCGCCGCGCAGCAAGTACCTAGCAAGCGGTAGCTGGAAGCTGCCTGCCAGTCTGCTGTACACGCCGCCGAGTCCCGTCTCCAGCTCGTTCGCTAATGCCCTGATCTCCGTAGCCGTGACGCGCTCGGCGTCTCGGGTCACAGAAGTCAGGAGCAGGAACCCACGAGAGAAGCGGTTGATCGACTCCTGCATGATCGAGTTCACGACCTGCATGTTATTGCCGACCTGCGCTTGTAGTACGCTGATCTCCCCGCTAGCGCCTGACAGTGCGTCCCCATTCTCGCCTTCTGCGATGTCCTCAGGGCGGGTAGTGCTGCTGGGGTTTACGAGGAAGCGCCAGACTGAGGCCAACGCGGCGCCGTCAGAGAGGGACTCGGCGAATTCTGTGATACTGGTCAGCTCTCCGACGTACTCCTCCACCAGCCCCACGCCGTAGTTATGGCGGGACGGTAGGGTCCATGCCTGCGGCTGCCACGGCAGGGTGTCGTAAGATTTGTACTTCGAGCTGTACTTGTCCGGGGGTAGCATGATATCGCCTACCCATTGGGTAACCGTGTACTCCCCGTTCGGCAAGCGGCTGATCCAGTGATAGTGCTTGACTTGCTCTTCGGAGTCATACGCCCCGCGCCGGGTAGCCACCTCCTTCTGCACATCTGGGTCGAGTTCACCCATCGTGGTGCACGAGCGGGTTACCAGCTCAAGCATGGTGCCGGTACGGCTGCGCTTCAGTACGTAATCACGCAGCCCGACAAGCTCG